CAGCTTGATGCTAATAGTAAAGCTCAGAACACAAGTTGCTTCACTTACTCTTGTTCAGCTAACACACGAGATAGGTTTCGACTAGATAATGGAGGGGGTTTGTATGTTTATGGTGGTTACTTTAAGGTAACGGCCCCTAGTCAAAACTTTGGTAGAATCCGAAGGAGTCCCACCTCTCCTATTTACATGCAAGATGCTGAAGTAGAAATAGAGGATGGAGTGCAAACAACTGGGGCAAGTTCCGCAATTTATTCATTCATAAAATGCAGGGTACACCACACCAATGCGGTTGGAATAAAATTACAGAATGTAAACACATCTGATCTTAGTGGGACTAGAATTGAAGGGTGTAACTTTGCTATTCAACCTTTCACAACTCCTATAATTTTAAAGGACATAGAAGTGGATGCTAATACCAATCACCTTATCCCAAATCTTGGAAATGCGGGAGTTGATGTCACTTTTGTAAACCCAGATTTTACAGTATTAAGGGCATCCAATTATGATGCATCCGACACTACGACTCTTGCATTTCGTTATAATTTCAAGGTGCAAGATACTTCCCTTGCACCCCTACAAGATGCGAGAGTTTATATTACGGACGAGCAGGGTGATGTTGTGGTTAATAAACAACTTACTGACTCAAGCGGTTTGATTAATTCACACTTATTTAACTATGATGGAGATATTTGTTTACAGAATGGTACTTTTTCGGGAATTACTCGCACTGTTAGGGCCACCCACACAAGGTTAGTTTTTAAATATGGTTTCCTGTTAAGATCAGACACCTTAATTATAGACGAAGACACTAAGGATTTTGTGCCTCTGTCTTCAGACATAAATATAACTGAGCCAAATAAATCAGTAGTGGATGGATACACGGAAATCTCATCTCCAGAAAGATTCTATGACAGGGCGAGTTCATTTCTTGAAGACAATTTAGGAACTTACACAGAAAATATTGTTTCTCGTTCTGGTAACTCCATTAATGCGGGCTCTTACGATGTAGTGGTTGACGGAAGTGTAACGGACTCTGCTTCTGCATTTGCATTTAATGGCACTACAATCACCATTAAGGCATCCAGTTTCGTGGGAAATATCCAGACCACTGGAACAGTCACATTGAGCAATAATGCAGAAGTCATTGGTTCTTATGGGCAAAATACAGTGCTTCCGTGGGAGGTTACGAATGTTGAGGCAACTGCAACTCTGCAATTATACAACCTTACTGCACCAAGGAAGGGGGAGGTTGAAAACCTTGTGGTTGCAGGAACGGCAGGAGATAAGGTGACCTCCTCTGGCACTTACACAGGACAAGAAGTGAGCGTGGGTGACAACATTCGTCTACGGATCACTTGCCAAGCAGGGACAGGAGCATTCCTTCCTTACGAGGCATTTGGTATTGCAACGAGTGTAGGGATTAGTTTCCAGGCAGACCAACAGGCAGATACTATCTACAACGACAACGGAATTAATGCAGACAATCTGACTACCCTTTCCGCTGATTATCCAAATGTAGAAATCGACATTTCAGATGGAGATGGGATCGCGGATGTCAGGGAGTTCTACGCTTTTTATGTAAAACAAACAACCACCTCTACTGGCATTGAGGAATGGTTTGGTGCAATTGATGCGATTGATCACATGAACTATCGAGTCAACACTGCCATAGCTGACATCAAATTACAGAACACTGGAAGCACTCCACTGGTAATTTCTGGTGCTAGAATCTTCCGTGATGATGGTACAAGTATTCTTCACGCAAATGTTAATGACCAACCAATGACACAGGATAGTGGTGAGTTGATCCAGTACATAAAAGGACAGGTAAATGAATCACTGGAAACAAATTTACCTCCTGCCGTAGCAACTGCAATCGATGGTAATGCAACCATCAGTGGCATCGACAAGAACTCTAAATTAATCCCAGCTCTTTTATGAGCTTAATTTTCTAACATGGGTGCTTGACCTATTTAAATCTAGCACCTAATTTAATTGTAACACTAATATTATTGTAACATGGCACAGACATTAGCAAACGACGGAAGTACAAATTTAAATTCAACCGGTAGTGGCATTAAGCTACGGGCTAACAGCTCGGGGGTACCGATGTCGCATGATGATGTCGATACCAACTTTGAAAACCTTAGGCTAAAGGTAAATGAGGTTATTGGAGAGGTTGGCACCAACACATCAAAGCTTTCCGGTATCGCAACTGGTGCAAATAACTACAGCCTTCCACTTGCCACCAGTACTGTACGTGGCGGTATTGAGCTATTTAGTAATACTGACCAATCTGTTGCCGCTAATAGTGTTTCAACTACCGCAAGCAGAACTTACGGAATACAATTAAATAGTGCGAACCAAGCAGTTGTTAATGTTCCTTGGAGCAATACAACCTATGGTGCCGCTAGTTCTACCGGCCTTGGCTTAAGTAAAATAGGTAGCAGCACACAGCAAAACATTGCCGCAAATAGTGTTACAAGTATAGCATCAAGAACCTATGCAGTACAGCATAATTCTGCTGATCAATTAGTTGTCAATGTACCTTGGAGTAACAGCAACACCACCTATTCAACCGCAACTTCAAGTACTGCAGGTTTGGTAAAGATTGGATATACTGAGACTGGCAACAAGTATCCCGTTGAGTTATCTAGTGGTAAGATGTTTGTTGAGGTTCCTTGGACTGACACAGACACCAATACTACATACACTGCTGGTACTGGTATATCAATTTCAGGAACTACGATTTCTGCCACTGGTGGCGTAGGGGGAAGTGGTGCAGATGCGCAAACACTAGAGCCACTGATGCTTTCTTTTTACATTAACGCAACAACAGGCACTACTAATTTCACCACTGCTAGAACATTAACTACTAACGCTACAAATAATTCACAAATAGTAAGTGGTAAGTTTGCTAACTGGGGAACAGTAGAGCAATACATTGCTACGCATATGGATAATAGACCTATTTCCATTTATGCGGTATTTGAAACTGATGTTACGGAAACCCTTACATCAGTTACTCAAGGACAAGAGCATACTTTTCACAAAATAGAACTTGTGGGCTCAGGTAATGGCACTCAATCGAGAGGTTATACAAAATGGGATGTAGCGGTAAATAGAACCTACGGAATCATAGAGTGTCGTTGTCCGCTTACAATACGTGACTTCCAGATCACCGCTACTACCACTGGATGTAATCATTTATTTGCAGTACATAATAGATATATGCTGTTGGGTGGATATATTGGATTTCGCTCCACCGCGAATATTTTTGGTGATGGTATATTCGCCGTTTACCAAGGTGCAGTTTGTTATGCTGCAGTAGGAGCTACAGACACCAAGGGTTGGGACTTCTGGGTTGATGGAAGCCACGCAGATGTATATCCACAATCTATATTCAAGGCACAAAATGGTGCATCGATTCAAGTTTTCCTAGGCAAAGGAAGTTATACATCTGGCTTAGGTAAAATTGACCCAGGTAATACCAATAATATAGGCTCCGGAGGTTATGCCGATACAGATGTGCCAAGGATTGTTTGTGCTGGAAATTTGCGCGCAGCTACTTTGACCCATGGATCTAGCCTTACCATTGATACGAACGGATGGCCGGGAACATATTATAAAAGCGCTGCAATTACCGGATCTGGCTCAAATAGTGGTAATAATTTTGGTCCATTTGCTAGAAATAACTTAGTAGCACAACCTACTGATTATGCACCAGGTAGTGGTCCTCGTGAAGCCGCCGCTGTATATTTCAGAGGAGTTAATAATACACTTGGGATACATGGTACATTTGATGCGTCCAATATTGATGGAGTCAGTCAAATAAATCACGGAGGTGGTTATCAACAAGGTATTCGATTTACCACACTGCCTGGTCATGTGCTCGCGGCTTATGAGAATCATAACACACTTGCAACTGAAGTAGGTGGAAATCTTGAGGAGTATATCAATAACTTAATTGAGTTGCCAACTATTGCGGGAGATAAGTTACCAGAAGCTGATGGCATACATACTGACACCACTGATGCAACTGGAGCATTAAGGGCGACCGCTTCATTTAGAGGATACGCAAGTCTTCAAACAACCAGCTTAGCCGTCGATTCATCAACACTCTCCAATGCAGGATTCTACGAGGCATTCTAATATGAATAATTCACCTATATACTATAATCACATTAAACCAATCCATGAAGTGGCTAGACCATATGTCAGTCACTCAAAAGCTAAGCGCGATGCGATTTTAGCTAAAAGTGATTGGACGCAAACCATGGACGCACCATTGAGTGACTCTAAGAAAGCAGAATGGGCTACATATCGTCAGGCATTAAGGGACTTACCGGCTTCCGAGAATCCCAACGATTTTCCTACGCCTCCGTCCGCCTAGTATGACGGGAATACCCCGTCATGGCGCATCTTAAGACAGTTATACGGCCCGCGAAGGTTTCAGAGCTTCCTTATATCGGTCAGCTTATTCTTGATGAATTTGTGAGTGAAACCCACTCGCACATTCCGGAGCTAGAAACATCTGACCATAAATCTATTGATGGATTCTGTGCAGACTTCAAGCAACGGTTAGAACAAGATATACCTACTGCGATCTTTATCGCGGAGCGTGGTGATGAGATTATTGGTGCTGCTGCGGGGAGTGTGAGTAAGCATCCGTGGGCTAGGGATCAGATGTGGGGATCTGAAGACTTCTGGTATGTAAAGAAGGAAGAACGAGGAACGCCCATTGGGATCAAGCTATTTAACAAGTTAATGGACTGGTTCAAGGAGAACGGTGCCGATCGCATCCACATGGTACATTACCATTGGAATCAAAAGGTATCTAAATTTTATGAGCGCAAGGGTTTTGTGCCGTTTGAAGTAAGCTACGTAAAGGTTGTATAATGGCACATAAAGTAGGTAGAAGTATTAAAAAGGAGATCTTGGATGATGCTCTAGGTATCGACGAGAATAAGACCTTTGGAATCAAGAATAAAACCTTTGTTGGTGGTGCATTAGCGAAAGTAACACCAGGTGCAAAAAACAATATATTTGGACAGGCAGGAGACTTTATTGAGGATAAGGTTACCGCACCAGTAAAGGACTTAGCGGGTAACTTACTTGATCCCGGAAAGGCAGCACGAGAAGCACAGCAGGCACAGCTCGACGCATACAATGCACAGGTATCTTCTTTGGAGGCAAAGGAGAATGAGTCAAACCGTATGGCACTTGCATCTACCTTGCTATCACGAGGAAAGGGTAAGTTCTTTGATATTACTAGACCCGAGGAAGTTGAGAAGTTTTTAATCGAGCAAGAGGGCAACTACCTTGATCCATTTCCTGACTATTTAAGAAAGTCTGGGGACAGACTACTTGGTGACCTAGAATCAACGGGTGAAAATATAAATAACTACATTGGGTCAGCAGACGACCGAATGAGGGATTTTCAGCCTACCCTTGAGGGGTTACAGTCAACGAATCAAAATGCAATAGATCGACTGCAGAGCATTTATGATGGACGTATGGAGTCCAAAATGAATGAGTTCCGGGATCGTGGCGTAGATATAACTCGACAACTTCAAGACCTGAACACTAGGTCGGGAGATATGGAGTACGGTTTACAGAGGGGTGTCCTTGATAATGCGGAACGCTATGCTGATTCACTAGGTAGATCCGTAGATATGCAAACCGCACTAGCGAATCGTCAATTTGATGAGCTAGACAGGATGCCTGGTTTAATGAAAGACCAGAACCGTGAGCTTGAGCAAAGGTTTGGCGATACATATTTAAGTGAACTTGCATCCGCCCGAGGTAACCTTGGTGCTGAGTATGGTGCGGCTGAAGGCATGAGGGGAGCAGAGTACGGCGCAGCCGGAAGAGTCATGGGAAGTGAATTAGGTGCAGCAGATATGATTCAGCGTGGCGAAAGGGCAAAAGCTTTAGCCGCTGGAGCAAATGCAGAAAACCTAGCAAACTCCCAACAACGTGGGATTCGTGGCGCTATGGTTGGTCAAGGAGGCGGTACTGCCCAAAATATGGGTAATGCCATGATACGTGCTCAACTAGGTCAACAGCGTGGCGACTTGCTTGCTGACGCTTTAATTCGTGATGCAGAAAGAAGGGGGCAGGCAGGGATTGATTACGCGGGTCGTACCGGAGCATCTGATATAGGTTATGCTGATAGGATCGGTGGATCGAACATGAACTTTGCGGATCGGGTAGGTACTGCAGGAATTGATAATTCCATGAAGTTGGAAAATATCCTGGATACTGAAGCTGATCTAGCAGGAGCCAAGATTGGGTCTGAACGATTTAAAGCTCTTGGAGATATTAACCCAGCAATGGCAGATGTATATCGTGATGAAGCAATGCTTAATCGTGCTAATACTGAACTAGGGTTTGGTGATACAAGAATGACCGCAGAGGCACAAAACCTTGGATTAGACCAAGGCATCGTGGATACCGACCAAGGTCTGTACTCTGACTTAATGGCACAGCAACTATCCAATACGGGAATGATTCCTGGTCTTGGTATGCAAGAAGCAATGCTACCCGCTCTTATGGGAGAGGCTGCACTTTCTGCTCAAGGTCCACTTGCGAGGTCAGTATCTCCATACACTGCCACAGGTACATTACCTCAAGGTCAGACAATATTTCAAAATACACCATACACGCCACCCGCTAGTGGTGGTAAGAAGAACTGGGTTGATTACTTGGCGGATGCGCCCGGATATATCAACAAGGGCAAGGAAGTGCTCGGTGGACTTAGGGGGATCTTCTCATAATGGCAGAGCAAAATCCATTACTCGCACAATACGCAGGAGCTAGGCAAGTAGCACAAGGTACACCTATGCGTGTATCTGCTGGTCAAGGCATGGCACCTGGTCAGGTAGCTCAGTATCTTCAAGGCAATGCACTTAATGTAGCTCAACGATTAGATGGTCGTGCTAATAACATGGTTGAATCCGATCCGGCTGTAGACATACGGGCTCGTGAAAGATTCCAAGAGCAAATGGATCAGCAGGTCTATGCTGATAACAATGCCATGGATCGCCAGAAAATCGACCTAGAGGGTCGTATGGCAATGGCAGATGCACAAAACGCACTTACTAAAGAGTTGGGGTATGCCAGGATTAATTCAGCTGAAGACATGCAGGACCGCGGGATTGAAGGGCAGAAGGAAATACTTAACATTCAGCTTACCGACAAGGAGAAGGATCGAGTCGAAGATGCCCGCAAGTTTGATACTAGGCAGGCATGGATGGAGAAAGCTAAACAGTTAGACCTCGATGATAATGAAGCTGACCGCGTATGGCGCTCATTGGAGTCTGACAAGCAGATTGAATCCGTTGAATCTGAGGGTGACAAGAATCGTGAAGTACAGGAAAAGAAGATTGAGTCATCTGAGCGGGTATCCTTAGAACAGATCCAAGCGCAGTTAAAGATTGCGGGAGATGAGAATGATACCCGTAGATACCTTGGGGATATGCAAAACGACATTGATAAAGCTCGTACCTTTATCATGCAAGACGAGGTTAATATCAAAGGTAAGCAGGTTGATAATCAGCGGGAGATTAGCCTATTAGAAATTGGGGAGAACAGGAGGCAGTTTAATGAGAACCTCGACCTTGGGTTTGCTAAAATTGATGCTGATATGGCAAAAGCCGATGCATCTAATGCTCGGTTACTAAAGATTGCTAGGCTTCAATTGGAGGGGACGAAATACAATGTCGATAAGAGCTTTGAGATAAAAGAGCTCGAGATGGCTGACATAAACGATAAGGCTCAAGCGATAGCCCCAATGATCAAGGATATGTTTGACACTGCAAATCAGTGGAAGACTACAGGTAGAAATGAGTTTCTTGATGATTTTGAGGAAAGCTTTATCGCATCAAAGGCATTTAAGTATAACATTAGTATTACAGATTCTAGGGGAAATATTAATCCTCAAGCATACGAAAAAGCAAAGCAGTTGTTTTATGCTGATGAAAAAGCAGTGGGTGAAATGCGCTCACTACGCGATACAATGTATGCGCAGCAAGAAAGAATGTACGCAGAACGGATACAAGATGCATATAAAGCAGCAAATAAATTCGGTGTAGATACAGGAAGCTTTGGACCTGTTTCAACTCCTGTGCCTCCTCCTTCTGGGGGCAACCCTAACGCACTAGCTCCTTCACCAACCTTAGTCCCTTTTAATCCATGATTTCTAAATCAAACGCACGAGAGGTTACTTTACCTAATGGCATTAAGATCATGGTAGAGCTAACTGCCGAGAATGCGGCTATGTATGACTTAATGAAGTCTAAAGCTGTAGCTTATGGCGGAATATCAGTAGAGGATGAGACGCAACTTAATAGGATACTTGACCCGATTAAAGAGGCTGCACTCGGAGACATATCTGGAGGAAAAGGTAAACTTCAAGACCCATCGAGCGTAGCGGGTGCAACATACTATCCTGAGGACTCAATTCAGGGCACTGAGCAGAATGGGAAGTTCTTCTTTCCCGGAGAAGCCCGAATGGTAGAAGAGTTGCCTGGTATTAGGCCGAATCCACTTACGGGCGGTCTTGAGTTACCACCTCACCAATCTGTTGGTATGTCGGGCGTGGTCAGGGGTGCGGGAGAAATGATTGGTGACGCAATATCCAATCCATTGGAATCTGCATTATTATTAGGGGGGGCAGGGACAGCAGCATACTTGGGTGATCAAGCTTTAGGTAGAAATAAATTTGGTATACCCGCACCTGAAGGGGAGACAGTACCAAGGAAAAGGTTCAGTCCATTTCCGGGAAAAGATAAAGCTGCGCCTAACTTAACCCAGTCTAACTATGCTGACATTTCAAAAAAGGTTAACCTTGATGAAAACCCACTTACTGCAAGTGATCTTGTAAAAGGATCTGACCGTGCAAAAGCACCCATTCAAAAGCAACTTGATAAGATGCCCCCAAGTGCTCAGCAAGCAATTAAGACGGGAGCAAATTACGGTCTTCAAACAGGAGTTTACCCGAAAAACTCACTAACTGCAGAGTCTGCGGTAAATCAGCAATTCCAGCAAATCCCCGGAAGCTCTTACATAGGTAATAAAGTAAAAGACTACAGGGAAAGAGCACGTCAAGCAGTTGAGGGAATTGCTAAATCAGAAAAGGGCAAAGGTCTCAAGCAAGTAAATCCTGATCTTAATGTGGATGGTGATTCACCAAGCAAGAAATTTAAAGTACCTGGAGGAGCAAGGACTGCCGGTGTAGCGGGTGCGCTTATTGGTGGTGGTGCAATACTAAAAGGCGGATATGATTATTATCAGGACCAATCCCTAAGGGCGAAGAGGGAAATAATGCTTCAGACTATAAACGGGGACAGGCTTGCAAATGGGCAAAGAGCTTTAACGCAGGAAGAATTTGATGAGCTTGAAGCATTGCATAACGAAATGAAAGAGGCGGGAGCTTACTGATGTCAGAAGGACACAAACATAACTTCACGGAAGAGGAGAAGCAGGAGGCGCTTGCTCAATTTGCTGCAGCAAACCAAGCAGTAGATGAAAGTCCTGAGTTTGGTGAGTACAAAAAGAATTTAGGCTTAGAGGTTGGGTTTGATACACTTAAGCAAGCTGCGATCGAGACTGCAAAGGAATCGCCCAAGGAGGCATTGGCATTCGGAGGAACAAACGCATTGGTTGCGGGTAACCCATTAAAGGCTACACCACAAGGTTTTGCTGCATCTATCCTTCCATCACTTCATAATTACGGACAGGGCGACCCGATGGTTGAGGCATACAAGCAGGTTCCCGCTCCACCTAACATACCTTTAGGTGACTCAGGGTTACAGATACCCATTGGTGACGCAGTTAAAGGTTTTAACAATATTGCATTTCAGACTATGAGCGGCGGTAAGAATATGGTTCAGGATGCATTAGGTGGCTTAGGTGGTATGCTACAGGTTCAGCCTGGTCAGTACCCACAAGATTATGTAGGGGCGGATAGTAAGTCCACCGCAGTAACTCCACCGCAGTTTAATGCCTTAATTGCTAGGTAGTGTGGCAACGCTTGATGATGACATTTTCAATCCTACAGTCGCTCGTATTCGGGCTAGACTGCAGGCGGTAGGCTCAGATCTTTCTACTGTATCTAATAAAGATCTTCTTCTGCAGATGGCAGAGGAGGCGAGGAATGAAGGTGGACTTGATTATGTCGGTGAACGATATGGGGAAGGCTTTAAGAATCAGTATTTAGATATAGTTAATGCCCCAGAGCCAGGGCGAGAAGGTTTCATTGGTGGAATCAAGGAGATACCCGAAGGTCTAGGTCGAGGGTACGAGGGCATGAAGAGTACTGCATTAGGCGGACTTGGATTAGCTGCAGGAACATTAGGGTTTGAGGATGCTGAATCAAGCCTCATGGAAAGTGCGGCAGAAGCACAACAAAGAGCATCTGAGTACAACCCGTCAATTAGTCGTGCATCGGATGTAAGATGGGACAACCCATCGGAGGTCATAAGATTTTTATCAGGTGGTTTTGGTGAAGCCCTTCCTTCAACGGTAGAGGCAGCTGGATCATTTGCATTGGGAGCAGGGGTAGGTGGTTTAGTCGGTAGGGGAGTTGTTAAAAGCCGACTTAAAGAAACTTTAAAAAATGTAGTAAAACGCAAGGGTGACGAGACTGCCGAACAAGCGATAAAGCGTACATTTAGTATGGCGGGCATGCAGTTAGGATTGGGTACTAGCTCAATAGGATTAGGTGTGGGTGAGATATACACAGAGCTTTATCCTTACACCCAAGTGGACTCAGCTAGCGGTGAGTACATTGATCCAGATAAAGCTAAGGCAATCGCCATAGGTTTTGGTACGCTTGCGGGTTCACTTGATTTACTATCTGCGGGACTTCAACTTAATAAGATTATTGGTATTGGAGATGAAGCTTCGACTAGATACCTTAAACGATTACTTTACAACCTACCCGAGGGGGTGGTAGTCGAGGGTGCGACTGAGTCAGCACAGGAGTTCATAAACATAGCGGCTGAAAAATACTCTAAGGGTAAGGAGCTTACTTTTAATGGTGAAGAGCTTGAGCGTATGTTTGATGCTGGCGTACTTGGTGCGTTAGGTGGTGTTCAGTTTAGTGCGGCGGGTGCAATTAGGTTAGGTCAGGGTAATAAAAAGACGGGCGACGATTTATTAGGATCAGAATCTGATGACGATCCTAGTCCAGGTGGTGGCATACCTGATGACTTCAAGATGGCAGATGAGCTTGAGTCTACCCTTAATGAAATTGATGAGGCTGACGAGGAGGTCTCATTTAAGGCGGGTGACCAGGTTGCTGTATTTAGGGAAGGTAAGAAGATAAGTGGCACTGTATCCTCCATCAATGACACAACCGCAATTGTAGACTCCAAGGTTAAGGTAGGGGATAAGGAGGTAACTACTAGAGTAGAGGTCGATCTTGCTCGTGAGGGTTTATTCAACGATACATTTGTGCCGGAAGAGGAAGACTTAACTCCCGAGGTAGATGAGCCTGAGGTTGTGGATACGGACGCATCCGAAACGCCTACCGTGTATGAGGATTTCTCATATAATGAAAAGAGCGTAAAGATTGAGCCACAGGAGAAGGAGGTCTTGGAGAAGGCAATCAAGGCATACGAGGATTCAGCACAGAAAGTTAATGGAGTATCAAGTCAATCAGCTACTCCAAAAAAAGATTTTGCAGAAACAACAGGAATAAACAGCCAGTCCAAGTTGGGTCAAAAGGTATACCAACAACTAAAGGACTTGGATGTAATAGATAAAGACGGCAAGTTCACTAAGCCTACCGCCAAGGATCAGAAGCTTGAACAAGATGCAGCTAAGTTGCAGGTCACTAAGAATAAGAACAAGGTAAAGAAACTATTCGGTAAGACTAGCGATGATGGAAGGCGAGTTACTGTACCCGATCCGGTGGGCCAAAAGGTAGCAATCAATAATAGTGCTGAGCCATATACTATTACATCATACGATCCTGACACAGGAGAAATGCGGGCTGAACAGGTAACTACTAGGGGTGGTAAGATAATCAACCGACCCGTGAAAGTAGATGCCGACGGAGCTTTTGATGTAGCAACGGACAAGCGAATAGGGAATGTCAGGAAGTTTACAAAGCGAGGTAAGGTAGGTAATAAGAAGACTGAGTACCGAGCGTACCAAAGTGCTGAGAACGAGGATATATTCTTTAGTGAGGAAGCACCAGAGGGCGGATACATCCCTGGACTAGGGGGCGAGTTTACCACGGCAGAGCAAAAGTCTGTTATGCTACAAGACCCGATCGTCCTGAACATGAATGGAGGAATCCCGAATGAGCAAGACATGGAGATCGCACAGCGTAATCTTGCTACGAATAATGACGGGGTAGTATTTGAGAATGTTGGTTTTAATCAAAGGGAGATAATCATTACCCGAAACCAAGGCGAGGTGTATGAAACACGAAACACATCTATTCGCAACAAGATGGGAGAGCTTGGTTACTCTGAGGCCGAGATGGATGAAGTGTTTAACCCTGTGGGGGAAGTACTAGGAGAAGACCCTATACTCCCACTAATTGGATCCATCGTAGGAAATCATCAATTCGAAAGGTCTAGTCCATTTATAGGTAAGACTATATCAAGGGAAGAGCTTATGGCAGATTCCCCTGACAGGAGTGGCATTGATGAAAAGTATATAGATTCCAACGGAGAAGTTAATGCGATTCGCTGGGCGTATGACAATAAGAGGTCATACTTTACAGGTAAGTCACTAAGCACATCCGATATGGTGCAGGGCAATAACCTAGGTGTTAGTGAGACTTTCGACTTTGATCCTGATGCGGTGTATGAGTTTAGGGGCAGGGATGCTTATGATGTAATCGAGGCTAAGACACAGGAGGAATTTGAGGAGGCATTGTACAGGAAGCGACCAAAGGGAACTAAGAAGATATTTAAAAACCGATCCGAGAACACGGGCGGGTATTATGAGTTTGCCTCAGATGATTATGGTAAGAGTTTCACGCTCGGAGATGTAGAGTTTAAAAAACCAGTTCCAGATGAGCAAAATGCTTACCTTCCATTGCTAGATGACTCACTTGAGCAACAACAGGTATCTATTCTTTCAGTTGAAAATAGGTTAAGCCCAAGGCAAGAAAAGGGAGAGGAGGGGGAGGTCTTAGTTATTTTACAGGCAGACACCACCAGGGATGGACTAGAGGAAGGTAACGTCCGCATAGCTCAGCTAGACAAGACAGGGAAGAAGATTTTTGATTCAGTAAAAGTAAAGAAGGATGGTAAACTGCCTGTCAATAGGTATACACCTGTTCAAGACCTTACCGAGAGTAGTTATACTATGATTGGTCAGGTTAAGTTGTTTGAGCCTCACTCCGAGAGGATTGACTTAATGTATACTAATTTATCCGAGTTCCTGTCTGACCCGGAAGTGCAGGCGGTAACAGGATATGATGGGGAGGTTTTCGTGCCTTCACTCAATATACCTAAGGTTAGTGGAGCTAGGGGCGAAAGGTTAAAGCAGTCCTTTTCTGCGATCCAGCAGATAGAGCGGTTGCAGAAGGATAAGCCAAAAGACTACAAGAAGAGGATCAAAGGATTGCAGTCTATACTTGATGGCTTGCAGGCGGAAAAAATACTTTTACGGGACACAGAAACTAAAGTAATAGAATCAGCCTTAGGAACTCTTAATACAAAATTTTCTGCTGAGAATGGATTAATCGAAGCTGACTTAAAGGATGTAATGCAGATATATCCAATGCTTGATCCGGTTTTACAGAAAAGGATAACAGACCTTTTAAACAAGGGAGAAGGGTCAAGTGAAGCTACATTCTTTACCGATCTACTTGAGCTTACGGTATCCGACCAGGAAGTAAAAGAGCAGATACGAGACCTTAAGGCAAAATTCGCAAGCGTAGATGCCGAGAAACTATATGCTGCACTACGAAATTCCCCTGAGTTAGGTAGTGTTATATCCGAGTACAGCGAGATTTACCGCCAACTTACTGGGTACCAAAATCAATCTAGTGAATACATAAAGACATTAAACGATGGTATATTTAATCTGACTCAGGCTTTCAAGGAAGTGCGTAGCAAGCTGGGCATGCCCGAGATTAGCAATATCGAAAAGCATGCACTAGATGCAGTCGAAAACATAAGTGCAAGTGCTGAGATGAAGCAATTGCAGAGTATCCTGGCAACGGAGGGATTGCGTGCATATAGGGAGCTTGTCGAGCAAGGCGTAATTATTCCTTACACTACTAATGTATTACCCGTAGCGCGATGGGGTGATTTTGGGGCAGGCACTCCTGAGTACAACGACTGGGTAGAGTACTCAAAGAAAAATCCTATACGAAAGGAAAAGGACTATGGGATACCTGCCATTAGGTCAAAGCCAGCCGAGAGGTTTGAAAAGCAGATAAAGAAAAAGTTCGAGGAGGTCATAAGGATTGCTACATTAGCCGAGGATCAGGAGAGCAAAAAGGAACAGACTCGTGCAGTAGAAAATATATTAAGCAGAATCAAAACAGGAGACTCTACCGCTCTTGATTTTAAAGCACTCCTTTTTGAGTACATCAGGGTGTACACTGATCAGTCAGAACTGAATACGGATGGGGCTGAGGAAATATTCGATATACTTGATTCTGAGGCTATACTACGCGTGGTAGGTCGCGCCCCAATTGATGCAGTTGACCGCCTTATACTAGAAGTACAGCACTCGGATGAGTTTAACGACTTCATGCGAGATAACAAAGGAATGGGCATTCTTTCGCAGGACATAAAAGATAAGATATTTGGAAGCATGCGTAATGCATATGGCGTGCCCTCTCCTGAAGAAAAGATTTGGAAGGTTACCCCAAGTAAAAAACCAAGGGGTAAAAGAAAACAAAGGGAGTCCGAGAAGTTTATAATAGCAAAAAATAAATTCAGCGCACTTAGCCAATACCGTGAGCTGATGGGTTTGCCGTCAAATGATACTGGCATTAAGGCAAGCACTTCCAAATTCGGAACCTCAATATACAAGAGGGGGGCACAGACCTTAGCTAATAACCTAGCTGATATGTTTAGGGGTGGCGTGATTTTGTTTTCTGATGAGGATAATAGGACTACTGTAAAAATGTCTAACATGGGTGCAATGCCCAAGGGTTATGTTGACATGACCACAGGTAGGGAGATGGAGACGGACATCTCACCCCTTAACGAGGAAGATATTGAGGGCAATCGGGCTGGTCGGATCAAGCAGACAGGTGTGGTTGCATTTACTGAAGAGCATCCGATGGAGCTTACAGGGATGCAAGAGCAGTTGGGTGAGGCAAGGGCAGCCATCGGTAGGTTTACGGAAGCTAATTCTGCAATGCAAGGTCTTCCATTCCCTGCGATTAGTGCGGTCAATCGAGTACTTAAGTTGGCAGAGTCTAATAAGGCTACCAAGTATTGGGCACAAGCGATTCAGCGTAATAAGGATTTAGTAGATGGAATGACCGTGAGGTTTGTTCCGTGGTCTGAGTTCAGGAAGTACGCAACCACTCGGGAGGACCAAATATCAACTGCGGTATATCTGCAGTCGAAGAATGAAATTTTAGTTTCCGATCTATTTTACGACAACCCGAGCATCACCGCAGATGAGCAGTTGTCTAGCGTGATCGTACACGAGATAATCCACGGCCCCACAAAGTTGGCTATGGATATTGGATACATGCAAGCCAATGGTCATGAGTTGCCGGGCAAGATGGACTCCACTGATGCCGAGACCCTTGGAAGAATCTACAGAAGCTTAGACGAAGTAGTACTCCCAGAGTTACGCGAAAAACTAGGTAACGCAGACTATGTACATGGATTGTCATCAGTAGATGAGTTTTGGTCAGAGGTGGCATCTAACCCTAAGTTCCGTAAGTCACTATCCAGGACAAGATTTTCAGCAGAAACGAAGAAGAAGTTAGGGATAAGTAAGTCGTGGATTTCAAATGCATGGGACTATGTAAAAGCAATCCTTGCTAAGTTCTTCGGGCTTGAGACAAACACCGAGTCACTCAAGTGGGCAAACGAGCAACTTGATAAGGTACTAGAGTCAGCTCAACAACTTACCCCAATGCGTCATTCAATAAATGCAGTCAATGCTCGAGGGGTCGGAAGCCTGCACATGCTTGGTGGCGAAGGAGCAATCAAGGTAATGGGAGATGAGTTTGCATTTGAGTGGTTTGATGGCACAAAGCGCGTGTTAATCAATCCAAAGGAGTTGCAGATAAAAAGGAATATATCATGGAGTAAGGAAGGGATCTTTGAGGATGGAGAAAAAATCTCCGACACCACACAGATGATTAAGTTATCTGACTTGGTGGAGTGGGATCAATTATTCTACGCCTACCCAGGTCTTGAGAATATAGATGTAACTATTGACCCTAATTATAGGGCTGAGGGTTCATACATAAAAGAGGTTGCATCTATTCAGTTGGGTCTAGGTGGTTTTACAGAAAGGGACTTATCTGAAAAAGATACTATTTCTACACTTATCCATGAGATGCAGCATGCGATAGATACAATAGACGGAAACCCTGGAGGGTTTAGCCCAAGTGCTTTTAAGTTAAACCTGCCTTGGTTGAAGAAGTCCAAGCTATGGCAAGACTTCATGATGGGTATGGCAGATGAGGGGTCAGTTGCATCAATACATAATTGGATGTTAATCGCCCATCGGAATATCAATACCCTAAAGGAGTTGGTACCTAATGATCAAACGGGAGTAATCCAAGATACCATAGATAACCTTGAGAAGGTAGTCTCAATACTTTCACCCTTCGAGATATATAAGAGCAAGTCAGGAGAAGTTACTGCTTTTGCATCTGAGAATATATACGAGGCAATGAACGAGCGGCTGGAGCAAGAGCTAGCTGATTATAGGGAAGCAATTAAAGCCGGCAAAACTGCCCGTCATCCAGCACTAAACTTTGGGGGTATGTTGGCTAACAATGCGTGGAGGTTTAATTATACCAACTTTCATGTTATTGAGTCCGCACTGAAAAGAGCAGGTAAGAATGATCTGGCTGAATTATTTAGTCCGCATGCAACCCGAGACTTTGAAGCACTAGGCATGTACGATAAGGCGGTACCCACTCCCGATGCATCCGAGCGTGTGTTTCAAGAGGGTGATGTGGCTGCAGTCAATGAGGTAGTAAGCTTACTAGCTAAGGCATATAATAAGTTGTCTTCCAAGGGCATGGTTACACAGACTCCCGAGGAGTTCCTTAAGGACATGGCTCCCGGTAAGGTAGGCACTGAGGGATTTTACAAGCGACTAGCTAAAGGCATAGATGACCCTGAGTCTATCCGTATAGGTGACCAAGGTAGAAACCAGGTAACAAGAACCCATGCCTCTAATAAGGCTATTGATTACATTTCTCAAATGCTTAGGGGTAGGAAGCAAAAGAACACAGGCATCCTAGACAAGCTGGATCAAGCGGAAAGAACTGCACTTGATATCAATGAGCAGATAGAAGACTTTAACGAACTATTTAAGGGAGTAATAAAGAAAGGCTTAGCTACCCCTGAAGACATTTCTAAGACCATGCTCGTTAGTATGAAGAAGCTCACCATTGAGCAAATACGAGACATTGCCGCACAGGTTAAGAAGCCAATCCGCAAGTCCGCAATGGATATGGATGATGTTAAGACCAGTGATATTGTACGAGTGGTCAACAAGATCGTAGACATTGACACCTTCGAGGACTTAACTACTCAAGAAAAGAATGACGCTATTGAGAACCTCAATGATCGTCAGTTCTCAGGCAACACACCTGAGGACAAGTACCGCAGAATGGCGCTACTCAAAGTTTTGGAATCACAAAAGGACACAGGGATGTTCCTTTACAGAATGGCAACCGACAAGCTCGGACAAGGAGTAGGGTCGGAAAGGAATAAACTAATTCGTGATCTTAATAAGATCGTGAGTGCCACAAAGACCGAACAACTAGATGGCATCAAGTACGAGTCAACCTTCACTAAAAGACTTGATACGGTTAAGAAGAAAAGGAAGAACTTATTTTTACTCGTTGAACTTCTTGACTCCACCCAAAAGGAGAAGGAGATGCTCAAGGAGTTACATAATGTAATAAATCCTACATACAAAAGACTCCGTGCATCCATGGGAGAGCTTGAACCTACCGACATTGGTGACGGAAAGCCCATGACCATTATGAGGCTGAATAGAAACCCCGACGGGAAACCTGTCGGCGGGTACACTAAGGAGACTATCGTCATTAGCCTAGATAAGAACGGGGCAATAAATAATCCCGGCTTTGATAAGGCAATATCTGAAACACTTCACTTTGCCCGTGATCCTGTCAATGTGCAGAAGTACGGAGACCAACCATGGTTCAGGAATATGTCCCGCAATGCACAGGTTGCCCTCATGGATCCAAGTGGGGGACTAAAGGATAAATACTTTACGCAACGAAAGAACTGGCACCTCGGGTCACTAGAATCAGTAGGTCAAGCGATGAGTCGGTTTGGTCCTGCGGGGAAGAAGATAGGCGGGTTGATCTCGCAAGTCATTGGTCAAACACGAGACCTTCAAAGCCAAGTCAAGGTCTACGCAATCGCAGCCAATAAGGCATTTGTTCGGGTATCCAAGGAACTAGGTCTTAATGGATCGAGTATTTACAGCGAAGTCTGGCAAGACATGGCATTTTGGTTCGACAATCACCCCGAGTACTACGGCAGGGAAGATGTTGCATTTTCTGAAATGTGGAAGTGGTTAAGGAACGAGCGCCCCATGCATCTTGAGAATGTTAAAGACATGAATCGTGCCCGTGATGCCGTTAGGTTTTGGGTTAATAAGGAGGTAGAGGCTAAGAATCACATGCGATATGTGAATGAGGAGGTGCTTGGCAATAGGATCCGTGATGACCAGGTTACCGTGCAGTCAGAACTTGATGGGTCACAGGTAGATTTTTACAGAAGACCAATTGATCTAGGTTTCTCCACATGGAGCAGATCCTTAAATAATCATGCAATCTCATCAGTTGTTATGATTATGAGAAATAATCTAAACGAGGAAGTAAATACCGACACTAATCGTGAGAAGCTGCTCCAACAGCTTTCCAATAGTGCCCAGCAAGGAGACATGCCAAATGTAGATAAGTTGATGTCCCTTCTTTATGGGGATGATCAGGTAATTAGTGAGTTCGTGGAGCCATTCATATTAGGTGGGGTGAGAAGGTCAGCCTTTACTGGACCAGATGGAGCACCGGTAGGGAACTCTCAGTTTGCCATGTCATGGAAGAAGTCAGGTAAGGACATGATGACATTCCTTAATGATGTCTTTGATACATACTCTGAGAATGATGGTCTTGATTCTGAGCAAGAAGACCAAGCGAGGTTTGAGTGGTACGATAGCTTTGCTAAGCAATTAAATTCAAGATATAAAAGATTAGTTCGGGCTGACACTCAAGTAGCTAACGATGCTCACAATGTGATGAAGGCAAGTGAGGCTATTAAGAATACACCTCGCTCATTAGACTCAAGGCAAATTGAGTCCAAGCTTCCCAAAAAGTTTTTCTACTACGACATTCATGATGAGGTAAGCACTCAGATTAGATTAGCCATGATGGTTGCCACATCAGTGTTCGGTAGGAATGGCATGAAGATCAATAACATCGGTCAAGGTTTCTATGACAAGATGAAGGATCGTAAAGCTCTGTTTAACAATATCATGACAGAGGCTACTAGGGGAGTCCATGAAGCCCCTCAGATGACATACAGCGGTGCAGCCAAGAAGGAAGCTTATCGAATCTTAAAGGATCAGTTTAAGGAAAGTAACCCTAAGTTAGCATGGGAAAGACTGTATAATGATGCGGTTACCTATCGAGAATTTGGAAAAGTCTTCGATCAACTAGGTCAGTACTACGGCAAGGGGAACATATCGGGAGCTTACGGTGATGCAAATGTGCTACTTGAGTTATTGGGCACGCAATCACTACTTGTGCTTAATAATCCCAAGTCATCATTTTGGCAGACCCTAGCGTTGGGAGAGTTCCCGATGGCATTTCGTGGTCTGAATAGGATGTCAGGTAAAGCTACAGGTGCTGCGCTTGCAAATATGTTCGATCAATCATTTGGCGGTATACTTGAGGCAATGAACTTCAGTCTTCCCAAGACAAGTCGTCTCGCTAGGTCACTAAATAATACACACTTTCGCACACCAGAAATGGAGCTACCGCTCAAGGATTTACTTACTCAGGTCGGACCAAATGGTGAGATGGTGAATGGTACGAAAACGAACTCATTCAAGAAGGGTATTCGTTTTGTAAAGAATGCAATAGCACACAGCAGGCAATACAACCCGGATGGTAGTAGGCAATCCTTTGATGCATTCACAATGTTTACGGGACTATTCCCGTGGGCGAACGGAGTGATCAATCACTCGGTGGGTGTTGGTACTGCTACTGCCTACGAGTCTGAGATACTTAGGATCGCAAAGCACATACAGGATCAGGGTAATGACATATTTGATCCAAGGGAGTTCACTGCAGAGGAGTTGGGCATGAATAACTCAAAGACTGCGGAGATGGTGATCGGGGAGAGGGATGGTTGGAACAACATGAACAACATGCTCCTGGAGAATGGCACATCAAGCATGTCAAGGCTTGCGTTTGACTACCTCCAAAGAAGGGTAAGTAACCCGGATGCACCCGTGCTTGAGCACAATACGGTTCTTATGATGAACCAAGTGGGAATGTCCAATGTATCAGGTGAGGGATTTAATGCTAAGATCCCCGCACTTTATAATAACGGACTAATGAGGTACGCTGGAATCTTCCTTGGTTGGCCTATCTGGAAGATGGCACAGTCCAACAGATTTATTGGTAGGGAAGCAGGTGATGAGCTTGGTTCCTACATGGCATTCATTAAGTACCTCGGGTTACTTTCTGCGGTATATATGCCATTGGGATTATCCGCAGCTTTCTTAGTAGATTGGTATGACGAGGAGATTGTAGGTAAGCCTAACAACCTTCCACCACTTACCCCGTGGGCAATGATGCCGGTAGTCGGTCCCTTGTTCGCGCTTAGCAATGAAGAGTCTACAATCTACGCCCTTACATCTAGGCTTGCCAGGGCAGGTAACATTTACGGCATGGGTTTTGAGTTGGCTAATAGTATGTTCGCCACAGGTGATCCTTTTGGTGCAGCCAAAGAGTTCTCCCTAGATAGTAGACTATTCATGTTCAACACCTTTAGGAATGTGCGAGATGCACTAGGTACATGGTACCACCAAGGTGAGGCAGATTACGGTAATGTCATTCGACCAATGATGTACGGGCTAGGCTTAGGGTCAGTCATACAGCAAATGGACATAGTTACCAACCTCATGGATATAGACATTGAGGAGCGTAGGGTAGCTGACTACTTATCAGCAAAGAATTTAATCAAGAAGGCATCGTGGGTAATGGGGCTTCCATTAACACCGCCCGCCAAAGGGTATGGTAAGCCTTCTCCTGTCTCCATAAACCTGCGCCAAATGGAAAGGGCGGCATACGCCAATGACAAGACAGAGTTTTTTAAGCAATACCAAGAGGCGATAAGTGCCGCCAAGGTGTACATCGAGGAGAACGGCATGAACACAACTGCCGAGAAGTATGTACACGAAAGGTTTAGGCAACGAAACTTAAGGTATGGAATAACCAAGGGTAGAATCTCGGACGCTGATTGGAAAAGGATCCTGGAGATACAAGATGCTGATGATCGAGTCATGCTCGAGAACTACCTAGGTCTACATGAATTTTATTTAAATCAAATAGGAACTAAGCAATCTTCACTCCCAAGTGCGTCTCAGTTGAGGCGCATGGCATTGCTAGGGGTTCCTATGCGCTACTAATACATTATGCCAGTTAAAAAAATCTCCCCCGGAACTACTGAAGTCATTGAGAAAAGTAGGAATGTACATTTTATAAAGCACGCATTGAAGTCCACTAAGGACGAAGACTCATTTTGGGTGCTACTCAGCTTTGACCGACACCATGATAACCCAAAGTCTGACAATGTCATGGAGCGTAGACACCTTCAGCAAGCTAAAGAAAGAAATGCTTTGATTATAGATGGAGGTGACTTGTTTTGTGCGATGCAAGGCAAGTATGATCCTAGGTCAGACAAGAGGGATTTAAAGCCCGAGCATCAAAAAGGTGACTACCTAGATGCGTTAGTTAAAACCGCAGCAGATTTTTACGGACCATATGCGGATCGGTTTGCCATCATGGCTCCAGGGAACCATGAGACCGCCATATCCAAGAGGCATGAAACAAACCTCACAGAGCGATTAGTTACTATGCTCAACGATAGGCATGGTACAAATATAAGGGTAGGTGGGTTTAGTGGTTGGGTAAAGTTTCAGATAATGCTTTACGGGCAGGCACTTACAGTAAATCTATGGTACCACCATGGGTATGGTGGGGACGCTCCAGTCACTAAAGGGGTCATCCAAACCAACCGACAATCTGTTTATCTCCCAGATGCACACATTGTAGCAACGGGGCACACGCACAATGAATGGCAGTTCCCCATTCCGAGGATAAGATTAAGCCACAAAGGTAATGTGTACCATGATGAGCAGTTACACCTCAAGGTTCCATCTTACAAGGAGGAATATGTGGATGGTTATGGGGGGTGGCATATTGAGAGGGGAGGGCCACCAAAACCAACAGGTGCAGTTTGGCTTAAATTAAGTGCAAGAAAGACCACGAAGAGCGGTAAGGATACAAGTGAGCCACTAATTGAGGCGATCCGTGCCAAGTAAGTCTTGCCAATGTGTTACACGAAGAACTATGTTACTATAATGCATCAACACATAATTATCAATTCAGACATCGGACTCCACTTAGTAATATTTTCAGAAGAGGAAACCATAGATCTTGTTGATGTAATTGATCAGATGATAACCGAACAACTTTGCGATGCCACAGAAGGGATACAAAAAACCTAACGCCAAGAAACGAAGCGTATATCAGCGTAAGTACAATAGTAAACCTGCGCAGATTAAGAATAGGTCTAACCGCAATAAGGCTAGGCGTAAAATAAAGTGCCCTGCCGGCAAGGATGTTCATCACAAAGATGGGAATCCAAGAAATAATAAGCGATCAAATTTGACCTGCTCATCTGTGAATAGCAATCGAAAGAAAAATAAGCACAAAACAAAATGAGCGATGTGTCTCCTCAGCGAAAATGCATCAACGAAGCAAAGAATTTATATCATGTATTTGTTTCAAGGTGGGAAAAGGAATCTGACCTAGAGGCACATGAAATAGCTGACGCGCTAACCGAGGCATTTGATGAATACTATGAAATCGAGGAAGACACGACAGTGGAATTTGATCCAGACTTTGACTTGGGCGATGAGCAATGATCCAAGTATTTATTCTGAACAATTCAAGCGGGAGGTAAATGCCGCCCACAGGAGGTTCTTCCTTAAGAGGGGAATGGATCCCAACAATCTACCTAGACTCTGGGACCTTGGTGATCGTATATCTTCGTCGTCTCCTCAGAAGAATGACCCACCCATAATGCAATCTGCTCCAAGCTCTTTCCATGTTTCCGGCATCTTGAGACAAATGAGTGGCGAAGGCAGTGAAAAGACTTACCTTTAATCTTCAACCGAGCAAGCATTCTACCATAGTAAACCGATAGGGTTGCCCTGCGGGAAACATCTCGATCAATTTCATTCTGTGCAGGAAATACAAATTTCTCATCAAGCTTATCTTTACTTAAGTTTTTAAGCATCTTTAGAACCGCACCATTTCCTACGAGTGGATCATCTAAAGGGATACAAATACGAGTATCAGTTTTCTTAGTATGAATAATTAGCGTTTTATCATCTAAGTTAATAGATTCCCATTCAAGCCTAGCAATATCTGATAATCTGAGACCCGTCCACCACGCTAGGGCAGTAGCTTCCATGAAGAAATAACCGGAGTGAGCAATAATAGTATTATACTCCTCTTGCGTAATAGGTTGGCGAGGCTTCTTCTCCTTTTGTTGGTGGGATAATTTACTCTTGTCGATCGCAACAAGTTTGGTTGGGTTCGTGATAGTATAACCCATGGCAATTGCATACTGATACAAGGATCGTATAGCCGAGTGCCGTTGCTCACGACTGCCCGCTTTTGCCTTAGTGTCTTGGTTTATGTAATTAGCCACCATCTCCTTAGTTACTCCGTCAAGGTAGCTAACCTTGGAGAACTCAATGAATGCACGAATCAAAGACTCTTGCGTATAAATGGTATTCACGGACTGAGCCATATTGGTCTTGTACTTCTTCCATTCCTCAATGAGGTCAGAAAGTTTTATCTTCTTACCCGCAACGATCATGGCAATAGCGTCACGCTGTAATGCACCCGCACGGGCTGCCATCTCAAGCTCTTCAATCTTAGCTTGCTTGCACAGCTCCCTAGCATCCTTTAGGCTTTTAGTCTCAAGTGATTTACGCTTACGCTTACCCTCACTTGAAAGGAAGCTGACATAATAGATTCCAGTCTTTTCTTTATAAATCTTCACGAGTTACACCTAATAAAGTGTAACACTATTTGTCAATTCATATCATAACGGGGCAGGTTTTTGGTCATCATGTAGATTTGCCGCCTACACTCGCATTATCCCTTCTTTCCTGTCCGAAGACACTCCTGACTACCGCCTACAGAAAGCCGATAAATCGTTTAATGAAGCAAGAAGGAAAGTCACAAGGAACCCCTAAGTATGAATATGTTATTATAAATATCGTGTAACTATTAACCTATAGCAAGTGATGTTTGTACATTATTATGTACTATTTTATGACCGAAATTTCGTGCTGATTTAATGCGGTCTGTTCGTGTTCTTATTCTTGAGGTTAAGCGATCAGTGAAGTCATATGCGAATGAGTCAGCTGAGTATATGCGATCCTTAATCCGATCAGACTTGAGACCGGTGGTCTTGTACCCAAATAGATGAACCTTCAAGCCATTAGTGTATGGCTCAAGTGCATCAAGTATCTGCGCGACAACTTCTGGATTTTTGTTACGCTTACAGGTTGACCCTATCCCGATCCAACCAGGTATTGGCGTGTGCTTGCTAAACGAGTGATCCCATAAGCCTTGCTCATTGCACACTTTATTACCAAACCTGTCGATCCAAGGTCTACTTATCGACTCATCCCTGAGCATACGTCGATATAAGTGGAAGTGATCGACATAATCTTCCACATCCCAACCTTGAAGCACGGGCATGACAGGAACCTTAAGACCCTGCTTGATTGCTTGATCCACGATTTGGATGTATCGCTCAACAGTTTTGCGTTGATGTACTTTAATTGATGCCTTCTTGCCCATGCCTTGTAGCATCTTAATGACATCAGGTTCACACATGTAGTCCTGTGTTACAATGCACGCAAGATCACCGCAGTCCTGAAAGCGTACGGCAATGCGTACATATTCCTCGGGCGACATAATAAAGTCCCCGTACTTTGTGACTTGGGAGAATGCTCCCGAGTCCATCATCCAACGACCCGCACGGATCGGAGCCTTGCGTATTTGCAAGGCCCCGTTGTTAATCCGTACCAAAGCGTTTGCCGAGATCATGGCATTCACTTGGTGGGCTCGCTGAAAATCATCTGTTCCAACGAAGTATTCCTTCATGATTTATTCCTTTCTATTTCTTCATTCATGTCTAAGCCTTCATCCTTAATATGTTTTAGGATTAACTTTTTATAGACATCCTTGGTTATCCATCGGTTTAACTTATTATCAAATAGTCCCCAGCATGGTGACCATTTGTAGTCCGTCTTGCGAACTTCATACCTTTTCATGATTTATTCCTTTCTATTATCCATGTGTTTACATTTGGGTTTTCAACCCACGGGTGTCGCTTAAAGCCTACTGCCTTAAGACTTGTCCCGCTCTCGTACTTTCTTGTGTAGGTCACCACCACCTCGTACCCCATGGCGAAGCATGACTTGATCGCTTTGGAGTAGAGGAAGCTACATAGGTTAGGGTAACCTTCTTTTGCTACGCACCTGACTACCTCAATCCGAGTTGTGTTCGGTCCGTACCAATCATGCGAAGTCCAACCTTGATTTAGGAGCCTTTCTCCTGTCCAGTCTTTAGTGGCATCCCTTGCCCATCTGCTTGAGCAGTTATTAACCGTGACTAGACCGACAAGCTTCATGTCCTGAGTGCCACCGACAAAACCACCGATGGAGAACTTGTGTCGCTTTAGTGGCTTGCTATGCCTATGATGCTCTTCAGTGAAGTCAGCAGCGTCATCCTTTGATATTGGGTAATACAAGTAACTCATGATGCCTGGTTCCAGTCGCACTTCGTACATTGCACGAAGTTGTTTTTGAGTAGTTCACCTGTCTCATCGCAGAACACGCCCTCGCCCTCGGCAGGTGCATTACACGCAGGGCAGTCCATGGTGTATGTGTCAGTGTAACCACTTCTTGCTCCTGTCTTACTTTTAACAGGACGTCCATGCGACACGAATAAGCTTTCAATCTCCTCCTTGGTTGCTGGCTTTGGCTTACTCATAGCTTACCCTCCGCGTATAGGTCAACGAGGGTAGTGATTGCATCTTCCTTGGGCATGTCGTTGAGGTTATCAATGAGACTCTCGACTGCGTTTTGCCTAATCTTGTTTAGGTTCTCCTTTATCGACAATCCCTCTTCCTCGGCTTGCTCGCACGCATTCTCCCAATACCCCTGCAGGGTATGACTGCCGTCAATGCCATCCTTTTTGAGTGCACGCCTCAGAGTATCGTCCCACCCTGCGTCTTCTGGTATCTCAGGTGGTGGCTTAGGTTCAAACTTAAACTCACTCATCGGTCACCTCCTCTACTTTAAGTAAGGGAAGACCATGCAGTCGGCTCCGTAGTTTCTCCTCAGACTTCTCGTGCACGATCATGGATGTAGCACCACCTAGTTCCTCCTCCAGGAATATCCTGAACTTCTTGAGCGGAGTCTTGTCCTTCTCAAACTCATCAATGAGCTTGTGTAGATCATTCTCACCTAGGTGCTTGTATGGTAATAGGTCACGAGACGATCCCTCGAGGAAGATTGGTCCTCCCTCGCCGTCATTCCATATCTCGATACCATCTACATTAGTTTTCACTTGATACCCTGTGCCCCTGCGGGTCTCAAAGTATCGAACGCTTGTTACTTTTAGATCACTCATCGTCTGTTATGTTTTCTTGGTTAGTATCTTTTTCTACACTTATGCACTCAGCACCCCATCCGGCGGCTTCCTCCACTCCTGTGCGCTTGAGCTTACGAGGATCGGTCTCCTCGCTTATGAATTTAAAAAAGAATCGTTCACCTGCCTCTATGCAGTGCGCTATATATCTGATTTTCATATTATTCTCCTTCTATTTCTGACTCATGTACGAGTCCGTGTTTAGTAGGGCGGTAGCCCTGTGATTCAAGTGTGCTGAATAACCTCATCCAGCAATGCCCGAAGAGCTTCACGATCGTCTCGGGAAACTCGATTAGCTTGAGAGCTAGGTACTTGCGTACCGACTCCTCGCATAGCTCGTCATTCATGACATCGTATGCCAACTGATATGGCGGTTGCCTGTGGTTATTCCACTCCTCGCACTCAGTTACATCAACTGGTAGATCGTTGATTAGGTCAGGGCATATCTCCAAAAGCTCCTCTTGAGTGCAGTGTTTGATGTAGTCCTCGACCAAGCTACGTTTCTCAGAATCCCTCTTGAAGTTTTGCGGATCAACTGAAACTGGGATCATCCGTACCTCCTTCTATCTTGTAGTTCATCGAACCGATTTGATGCAGCCAACTCCATGGCATCTGACTCCCAAGACTCAACCAACTCACTCTGATTGCCTTCGAAGTGTGCTTCAACGCATAGTCGAACTTGCTCTAGCTCCTTAGGGTCAGTTATGTCGTTGTCCTCACAGTCGGATGCCTCATCGAGTATCGCGCTAATGTTCTTCGCAGAAGCATCACATCCTGGCGTGCCTCCACCCTCTGCGGGTTTGTGATCAGGTTCCCCTGCTTCGTATTCAAACTCAACGGAGCCACTACAATAGTAGTGCTTGCCGTTGTCTTCGATTTCTAATCCATCGTATGTATAACTCATGTTACTTATCCTTTCGTGTTACTTTTTGCTACTGTTAGAACCGTGCCAAGAGGTAGGTCTTGATTAAGAGCCTCTTGTACGATTGCGTTTTGTGTCTGCCTTAGACTATTAGTGGTCGTCTTGGGCTGATATTTACTCATGAATGCGATAACCTGCTCCGGGTTCTCGACTTTGTGTGACCTAAGTATCGCTCTACCCATCTCGATCCACTCTTGCATTTCCTTACGGGCAGAAGCGGGAACCTTCGGGCTGTCTACTGTAATCACGGGTGCTGCATTAAACGAGTCTTTAGCGAACTCTGGTGCATACTCCTTGATCTTCTTGAATTTATCACCATCAATTGCTCGATAGGATTCCTTCACACTGATCCGCACCTGTCTTGCGCCTAGCACATAGATAACTGCTTCAGGCAGGAAGGTTAGGTTATCTATGGTCTCAAGTGCGTGCTTAGTCAGCCTGCTCTTTTGACTTGCTTGCTTTGCCTTTGCCTCCAGGTCTTTGGAGTAGAATTGCTTGGCTACAATTTGCGCCAAGGCATCTGTGTATACTCCATCCTCCTGCTCCTCAGGTAGGGTGATGACATGCAATGAGTCATCGGACTTTGTTTTCTTAATGACTGGGGTGGAATCTTCCATATCCCATTCATCTACTGCACTTGATTGTTCTGTTTCTATTATTATTTCTGTCATGATCTTGTTCTCCTAGTTGTAGGTTACCGCAACCTCCTGATCAATGAAGGTGTACGCATGTTTTGTTGTGTAGAATTTTAGAACTTCCACAGTAGTTGGGACACTAGGCAGTATGAACTTATCTGTTTCATACTCCTCCTCCCACTCTAACTGAACGAAGCTCCAAGTTTTATTTAGCTCTGCATCTTTGGGTAAGGAGTCATGCTCCTCATAAGGACCAAATGTGTCCTCCCATTGCCGAAAGGTCATACGCTTCATAAGCATACCGCCTTACATTCACTTAGCTTCTGCTTAAGTATCGGCCAATATTGTTTTTCTAAGTCATACTCACCGACTAGACCGCCGTGATCCTTCCAGTCGAACAGGTGTTCTGCAAGAAGCTCACTCGGCTCCATCGTCTTGGTGTGTCGAGGTACACGCTTTTGGTGCATAACGGTCATAGCAGCATCCTCCTTGCGGACTAGCTTGTCATAGACCATCTCCTCAATAGTGTCTTTGATTAGTATGCAGTAGATATTTACATCCACTTTAGAATCGAGTCGGAATACCCGACCTAGTGCTTGATTGAACTTACCATAAGACCAGTCAAGACTTGCAATAATTAGATTAGGGCATTGGCTAAAAGATAGTGCTTGCGCACATCCAATGCTCATAAGCATTACCTGTGTTTTCTTGTTTTTGAAGTTATTTGATTCCAGGCTTTTACGGGATATGCCGCCGTGGATTGTTGAGTGTTCTATGTTTGCCGATGATAGCAGATCGCGTAGGACACGACCTTGACCCTTTGAGTAGTAGACGATTGTAACTTGCTCGCCCCTGAGTAAGCAGGAGATTGTAGTCTCAATTACCGCAATAATTTTGTGATTAAACGGGCTAGGCATGAGTAATCCTTCCGCCTCATAGTTATCGGCATGCTTACCCTCATCTGGTGATGAACATACACCGCGAAGATACTGCATCTGAGTCATTACCATCTGTGTGCCCGCGGCAGGAACATTCTCGAAGTCCAACCAATGCTTGTACATGGCATGTTGCTCGAGGGACATAGATACACGAACATCATGTATGATGCACTCGACAAGGTCAGGGTTACATTGCTTCTTGGTCACAAAGCCAAGGAATGTACCTGTCTGCTTGAGTAGTGACTGAGGCTCGGACAGTATGGGTGACTCCTTGGTAGGGGTTATCTGCGTCTTGCTCCTTCTGTTGATTTCCCGTTGGGTATGATCATTCTCCTTAGAAAGGAAGCGATCCCTGAACTTATGCATCTGCTGACGAGTGTAAGGCCAGCGAGAGTTGGATCTGCCACCTTTCCACCAGTTGTCCACGCACAACCATCCAGCTAAGGTAAAGATGTCATAAGCATAGTTATGGATCGGTGTAGCAGTAAGACAGAACCGATAGGGTGCTTGCATCATGGTCACCGCTTGCGTGATCTGTGAGTCAGGATTCTTGATAAGGTGTGCCTCATCAATGACAACCATATCCCATATCGGACCAAGCTTGTTAGCTAAGCAGGGCATAGCAATGCACTTAACTCCACCCTTAGGGGTACTTGCTGACTTCCTCTTCTTAACTACGGCGTTGCCGTCCTCATCATACTCGATGCTTGGGGTAGCAGTCTCGATAACCCTTCCGTCCGAGATCTTACCGATATTCTGAGAAAAGAACTCATCTCCGATCTTCCACTTGGGTAGCTCACAACGCTTACGCATCTTGTCTTCCATCGTGGTCTTAGTCCATGCGTCCGGCTCAACCTCCAATGCATCCTTACGAAACATTACATAGTCCCATGTGATGAACACACCATAGGGCATCTCGCCACCATTCTTCTTACGCAGATGCTCAATATCAATCTCGGATGATATGGTAAACACGGGCGTATCAGGGGAGAACTTCTTGAACTCACCTTGCCATTGAGCTAGATCCATTGATCCGCCATCGTCTACCGTGCCCTTAGGTGCGATAAGAAGAGTGCGACCAGGTGCCTTGCATTGTATGAGTCCGATTGCCATAGCTGACTTACCCGCACCTGTCTCGGCTGCGATCAGACCAGTGTCGGCACATGCCATAGACGCAATGAACTTACGCTGTACATCGTACCAACTTACTCCCTCGGTGAATACCTGCATGAACTCAAGGGTATCAAGGTTATGCTGGTACTTCTCGGGGTACTTTTGAGTGATGGTATTAACTACAGGCTTTTCGAAGATTTCCCATATGAGATTCTCATCTACCTCGGGTGCACCTCGTGGCTTATCCACATTGACATACTGTCGGAATACAACCTCAAGCGGGTTATTCCATGTACGTACAAAGTGATCACCTAGTTCCTTTGAGGACACATGATCCTTACTGCACCTGTACCAACCATAGTCGTACCTTACTAGCTCACCATCCACATACTTAGTGTCAGGTGCCCAATTGGTAGATAGGTTGACCACAAGATTGGTATCTTTACCTTCAAGCGTAAGGTCATGTATAACCTTGGTGATCTCCTTCTTAGCCGCATTGTAGTGAACCTTTGGCTTAGTGAATGCATCAGAGTATCCCTTGCCTTGTAGCTCCACGCTGTACTCCTTGCCCTCTGCGATAACATAAGGCTGAATAACACCGCAGTGAGGTAGGGCGAATCGCCTGGTGTCCTTACACTTTAGCTTACCAAACTCATCCACATAAGCGACTAGCGAATAGTCGGACGGTTCAAGTATGGGTGGCGCAATCTTCTCGGAGTCCTGAAGTGCCTTGAGTATTGCCTCTGCACATTCTTGATCCTTGGTTACCTTGGGGTGAGAGTACAAAGCAACAAGCTTGTCTCGGTCCTCCATAGTTATTGTTAGCTCTAGCGGAGCCTTACCCTTGATTGACTCAAGGCAGTCAATAACAGAACCCCTAGGGATTTTGATGTTAAGGTTATGCTCCTCGATTAGAGCGGTTAGTTCTTTCCAGCCTCTATGACCGGTGTCATCAAACGGTGCGAACTCGGTATCAATTCCGAGCGTCCCGTCATTCTTGATGTACATGTCGTGTATATTGATCATGCACTCCTCCTTTCTGTTGTCTGTACGCCATTGCTTGCAAACTGAGCTAGGTCGAAGAATACTCCTCGATGACTGAGCTCATGCTTACGCAATAGATTCCAGATGATTTGTTGTACGTAGACTGCTACCTGTCTATTAACGGGTAGGTCTTGTTTATAGTATGGGTCGAGACATCCCTCGCCCTTTGGTTCTTTTCCCTTGGTTAGAGCTGGGTGCTCATCATAAGGGTTGGGCAGATCGCCCTTGTGTTGTCCTAGTATTACCTGACCTGATGACCTGGCATTACCACACTCAATGATGTATGTGTTGTCATTCATATCAGCGGACTTGATTGTTTTGCGTGAAGCCTTGGTGTCTACGCATGAGACAATAATGTCTGCTCCGATCTGCTCCTTTCGCATGAGGTTTCCGCGGTGCGACCAATTCAATCCATAGTGCATATTGATACGCTCAATTAACACCTTAGACTTAGGTTGACCTACATCCTGTAAGTAGAATGCTTGTCTACCTACATTGCTGTAAGCAACGGAGTCACCATCAAAGGCACGAACGGATACACCCTCATGCCCTTGATTAACCATCGCAGAATGCACATCAACAATCTGATTAACAACATGGGAGCCTGTGCCCCCGCATCCAATGACATAGATCATTGGCTTATGTAGTCTTCTTACTCTGTGCATAGTTCCGATACATCTCCTGTTAGCTTCCACTCCTTAAGGTTGGGAAGCATGTTATAGGTTGATTCGAAGAAAGCATTCTCCCACTCGGGGATCATGCCTACACCTATGCCATTTGGTGTGCGTGTATTACAAAATGCAGCGTTCATATGATGAACATCCATTGCATTGAATATGTTGTACACCCTAGTGCTAGGGTTAGGTCTTCGATTATTTCTAAGGCAACCGACTCGTAGTGTTCCGCACAGCAAATTGAAAACCATTGCTGGATAGTAGAACACTTTGCGCGTCGATCCCTTAACGCTTATATTCCTGCGTTTAGCAGGTACCCACCATGAGAAGTTAATCTCACTTGTGTAGGTTAGTATTTTATCAGGTAGGAACTCAGTACTTGATGATGTCTGATTTGCAATGGCAACCATATCGTCTGCCCCTACGGGCTTTGGACTATGCCACCCATGCTCATCGTCCCACTTCATCAGTAGTGCAACATCTTGGTTGCCTACCTTGAAGAACATCAATGCCCTGGATACCTTACCCTCAAAAACAGTTGAATCCACATTCTTTTGTATCATGAGATAAGTATTTGATTAGTTTTGCGTATGGTTTCGCCAACTCCACGATCCTTCTTGCTTGGTCAAGGTCGTGGTATATTGGTGATCCCATGTGAGTACTCCCGTCCTGATATGTTTGCTCAGCGTAGGAGTCCATTATTGCGTAAGCCGGGTTAGTCCCATGCTCCATGGTGAAGGTTGGGTTACGCAAGCATTGCCCATTGTACCAGTGGATATTATCCCACCACGACAGCACAATAGCAGGTAGATGGTAACATTCCTCATCAGGATATTCACCATCTCCCACCGTTCTAACATCTAGCTCAACTGCTTCTACATCAGCACATAGCTTCTGTAGATTGTCGGGTAGCAGATGCTTGGACATCTTTTGCTTCCTCTCAGTTGGTGCCTTTTCCCATATCCAATCTGATGTACACTTAGTGAAGTCTAGCCTGAAGCTCTCCCTCGCATGGTCATACATATAGTTTGGTGTCCATAGTGCTATGGGGCATGACTCAAGCAGGTTAAGTAGATACCAACCTGCACCAAATCTACGCTCAAGCAGATCAATCCTTGCGCCTACTGCATAGCTAGTGAACTGACTATGGGAGTCGATATAGCATCCACCATTCTTGATACCTGCCACAATGGGGAACCCTGACTCTGAGAACATCTCACTCAACCCTTTGTCTGCCTCACTGTCGTCATGAAGCATGAGGTAGGGTAGATCAGTTAGGGTAATCGTTGGTGCGGTACGAGGTAGAGCTAGAGGCGAGGAGGCAACAAACGAGAATGGAGCCCTGCCGGGCTTACTCTTTTTAGCCTTTCTTTCAGGGCCGAGCAGTATTTTAACCATGGGTATTCCTCACCCTTTGGTACCGTAACTTGCCTCAAACCTGACGACGAGTCTGTCACCTTCAACTTTTTCTGTGTATTTTGCATTTGTTAGTTCCGGATAGGTTTTAGCGAGCAAGCCTTGTACCTCAGGCACCGATAATGATGGTGCTGGATCAGGTAGTGGCTCCTTGCCAGGTATTACGAAGTCACGAGGTAGTACTCTACTCACAGCTCGATCTCCACATTATCAGCGGGTTCCGCTGGGGATGAATTAGGGGGGGAATTGTCCCCGCTTGACAATGACTTATCCAATGACTCCTTAGCCTTGGCGCTCCGATCCGACTGGAACAGAGGTAGGTCAGCCATTGCTTTCTCAGCCTTATCCCTTGCAGCTTCCTTTGCCGTCTTCTTCTTAGCCACTGTTCCCTTAGCGGGAGTCTTCTTCTTAGCCTGTTGTATCTTATCATACTCCTCCTTGATGGAGTTGGAGATAGGCACACGCTCCTCAACTACAGGTTTCAGCTCAGCAAGTACGACCTGCTCTAGCTCCTCTGGGGTTGATGGTGGGATTTGTATAGGCTTTTTAACAAGCTTGAGAATCCCATCCGTTGTGTGAGCGTTTAGCACCTTGCCATTTAGATCTGCAAGATGCTTATCGCCCGACAGAAGAAAGGTGGCATTGATCTTACCCTCCTCCTGTGACGGCGAGAACACAGTATTTACTGTGAACCCTGCCTTGCAGAGTTCAGCGATCTGTTGTGTTAGGCTCATTAGATGTCCCTCATTGCGTTGAAGAGGCTCTTCACTTTCTTTTCGAGCTTCTCAATGATCTGCGATTGCTCATGCACAATCTTTCCAAGCTTAAGGATTGCCTCCGTATCCATAGGATTATCCTCTTGCGGAGAATCCGTAGAAGCAATGAAGGCATGCAACGCAGTACCCAACTTAGCCAGCACATCAGGAACCTCGGGGCAGGGTTGTGATAGCACAGGTTCTGCCTCCTGCTTGTTATCAACGGCAGTGGCAATATCCTCTGCCTCCTGTTCTGCTGATGGTACATCCTTAGCCACCTCAATATCCTTAGGCTTAGGTGGTGTAGGTATATCGTTGACCACCTCAGTCTCCGGGATGTCGGTGATGTCGGTGATGTCACCGCGCTCCTCCTCCTTGGTAGCAACAGGTGAGGTATCCATAACCTCAAGCTTCTGCTTCCACTCATTGACTAATCTCCAGCGTGTCTGCTCCTTACTCTCGCCCTTCACCTCAAGCACATTCTTGTCATCGGTAAAGAAGTTGGTCGGGTTAGCCGACAGCTTAGGGTTAGATAGGACGATAAGATCCTTGAACTTATCCTTTAGGGGCTTATCTAGTGGAGCATACCACTTGTTGAACGATAGTTTATCATTTATTTCTGACATTATACTGTTTCCTTGCTATTTACTGCCGCTTTCCATTTTGCGACCTGCTTAAGTGCTGATCGCACGGACCCTTGTGCATTGCGCGCGGCATGTTGCGCAATGTTGTCCGGTACACCCGTTAGGCTAACAAGGGATGCGGACATCTCCTCATTAGTTGGGTTAGTTATGTGGTAGGGCATGAACCGCTCGGCAAATCTAGGCTCGAGGTATTCCTCACGCTCAGACTTGCTAAGTTTATCAAGCACCACCTTTTGTTCTTGGTTCTTGTTTGTAGTCACAAAGACCACAAAGTGATCAGGCAGATAGTCCTCGATCCAATCGAGTAGCATCTCCTGAAGATGTCGTTGCATCTTATCCACCTCATTGATGACAAGGGCACGACATTTGCCATACATTGGCATGTACCTACACTCGTCAATTAAGGTGGACAGAGTTGCCTCCTTGATACTGCGACCCGAATACTCGGGTCCATGTCTTAGGTTGAAATCAGAGTCCACCCAAGAGCGTGCAAGCATCATGGCAATAGATGTCTTACCCACACCAGGATCACCGCTGAAAGCAAAAGACCCCGTAGATTCTGAACCTACGAGGTCTTTCATTTCGGAGAGTTGTTGTGCAACTCCTCGATATGTGGCTTGCGCCTTGCTTCCTACTATTTGATCTGGTGACTCAAGCTTCCACTTAGCCCAGTTCATCGTCAGCGGGAATCTTATCCATGATCAACTGTGCCTTGAAGTCACTGTATAAGATAGGCTCAAATCCTATATCAACATTGAGCATAGGGCACACTTGCATGATGTCATCCTGAGGGTAGCGAGGATCATTGAAGACAAATGAACCATACTCACCGCAGTCTTCGAATATCTTGCAGTACCCCCAAGCATGATCGCCTGTGGTTTTGTTAGGCTTGTTCATCATGTACCAATGTCCGGCTCCCGATAGATTGAAGAAGTGTAGGTACACCTTATCCAAGCTGGGGTCATCTGATGGTGCGTCAGGTAGATCGCGCCATATATCGGCAAGCTTTTCATAGTTACGAGCGATCTCAACTGCCTCCTCCTCCCTGAATGTTGACTCAGCTAGAGCCTGGCATTGCAGATTAGGCACGAACTCCTCCAGTCGCTTCCCGAGGTTAGCATACTTGCTCGGCCACGGAACTGACCCTCGCTTAGGCACCTTTAGCGTGCAGATCATCTCACCGGATTTGTGATCGGTTAGGGAGTACTCACTCCCATCATTTGGGTTACTGTATGTTGTCATTGCCCATCATCCTTCCTATTAGTTCTAGGTCCATTGGAGACTCCATATTGTAGAGTGGGGAGCCTTCTTGACTTTTCGTTATTAGTTTTACTTGCTTGCCGAACTGAACACGCACGGCGAAGCATCCATTTATATCCACAACCTCAATGAAGTTAGGTCGGGCATCATGCACATTCATCAGTGCAACAACGCCATTGATCTGCCCCTCATTGATGTTTGGATGATTTCTTATAGAGGGTGGCACATCTAGTGCCTCCCATAGTACAGGTGAAACAGGACGCATAGCATCCTTCACCATATGATCGATGTGTGTATTTACATCCCCCACAACATAGGGATCTAGTTTATCAGGCATAGTGCCTCCTTTCGTTACTTATTATTTCGTGTTACATTTGTAACACATATTAATCCCATCGGAGCTTCTTCCATCCTCCGATGTTACTGGTCTGCTCCTTACCCACCTCATGAGGTTCAATGTAGTGGATAGTGTAATGGTGAAACCTTGGCTTCATGACTATACCCTCGTAGTGCTTGAACTTGAGGTGCGGGTCATCTGGATATCGCCAGCCACTTGCCGTTTTTACTGCTTCACGCACAGCATTGTGGTAATTATCCCACTCCGGCAGGACTGTAGGGTTTACCCGTCTATTGACGAATAACTTCTGATGCGGATATAGCCCGCCACGCCTGCACTCAAGGTGAAGAAATGGCAGTAGGTTGTCCTGCTCCAACCATCCCTTACGATGGCAGTATGCCCACTTAGCTGCAATGTCATGGATAACTGCCTTACCTTTTAGGTTGGGGTACTTGTCAGATGTAAACAGACCTAGGTCATAGCCGACATACCCACCTCGTTTATCAGTGGCAGTCTTCCTGATCCTATCGTTCCACACAACCATGTAGCACCGCATCTCATCAAGCTTACCCTCAACATATGTCTTGGGGTCGAGTGGTGATTGGAGTGATCCGGCGGGATGCTTAAGCATATCCATAATCTCCTGAAGAGGTAGGATAGGGCATGACTCCATGCGAGGCATCCAGATTGGCTTAGGCTCAACGCATTCAACCACATTGCAGAAGTCAGTAGGAGACTTGGGTGCATGTACGAAGTAACTGTTGTCGCCAAATATGTAGTCGTTGACGAGTGATAGCTCTTCTGCGATTGGGCGAAGAAAGTCATCACCGACCTTTGCGATCGGCTCACCCTTTCTGTTCCACGCGTGGTATAGCTTTTGCTCCATTGCGTACCTCCTTCCTAGGTCCGATGATTTCTACACGCACAGCAGTACCATTGTAATAGTAGTCAATCTTACCACCTCGCTTCAACTGGGTGACATCATCCTTAGTTAGTTGTATAGGTATATGCTTCATGTGTGTGTCCCCCATCCGTGTGAGTCATGGTATATAAGTCCGCCATTCATGGAGAATACATACCCCATCCGCTCATCCTCGGGCAACTCAGATGTATACTTACGATAGTCATAAAGCATCATGAAGTCCTGAGTCCTTTCCTTATCTATACCGGGGTAGGGATACCATTTATCTGCAGATTCATTGTTACGCACATAATTCCATCGCTCAACAGCATCCTTCAGTTCTACCTCACGGCGAAGTTCATACCGTTGGAACGCAAAGCAATAACGGTCATCACGAGTAAGGCGGTACACGATCTTATTAGGTATAGACTTGTATGACCCCGTGTCCACACACCATTCACGATGGGCATGCCATATCTGGAATGTCTTAAACAGACGGTCCGTATGATCCCATGGTAAACCACGACCCTTACCATTAGGTGGCTCATCTGAGCCCCAACCTGCACCATTGAGTACAGCTTCTGCGATACCGGTCATTACAAGCTTAGCACCCGCATCCATATATATATTAGTATACGGATCGAGTGTAGAGTCATAGGCATACAAGCCACGGGCATGGTTAAGGAACCACTCCCTTCTGCTTACCTCATCAGCTAGTTCACCTGTATATGTTGCTGCTACTACTACTTCAGGCACTGGGCACCTCCTTGTTTTCCCACTTTGCAGTGAATTTATCATGTGCCTTATTGAACTCTCGGTCAGCTTGCTCATTGTTGTATGACCAATCGGCCACCAATTCATCTGCACCATTGCCAAGTATGATCAATACACCGATCCGAAGGTGGTTGTGTACGGTCTTATCTGCCAGGAGATGACTTGTCCTGCCAGTATCCACAAGCTTGGTGAGTACAACAGATGACTCATCTACACCCATGATATGGGGTAAGGCTCGGTTCATGTCACTAACTCTTGCCCCTCCAATTGATGACCCCTCAGTGTGCGATGAACCAATGACATAAGTAGCTTCACCGTCATTAACGGAATTAATTGTCCACCCGTCATCCAAGACAGCATGAAGGAAGTCCACAACGATAGGTCTGTAGTTCTTACCCATGTTTATTCCTCCTTGCTTGTGTTAGTTCTAGACCAAGTGATGTACCAAATGCCTTGGTACGCCTGGGTCGACCGACCTCCACCTCAATGCAAGCCTGTGACTTGCGTGGTTTGCGTTGTTTTTGTACACGACGCTCAACAGCGAGCTTCATGCGTTTCTTTGCTTTGTTTTTAGACATAGCTTGGGGTATCCAACCCCGATGTTGTTATTATTAGCACCCAGTGGGCACACCAGTGCGCCCATGGGCAGATTTAGGAGTCACATCCCCCACCGATGGAGGATCATTTGACTTAAAGATCAGGTTAACAAATGACTTATTGACCTGCAGTTGGGTAACACGACGGAACTTAGCCTCACCCTTGATTAAGGATTGAGCAAAGTTGTGAGCTTTGTTGGCACGCTTGCCACGCCTTGTCCTACTCATTGGAATAGCAGGTCATCACTGAGGATAGGTGTATTTATACCCTCAACACCCTCACCATTGTATGGGTCTTTGATGGATTTAAACTTATTACCCTCAAGGTTACTCAAGCTAATGTGTAGCTGAATTTTATTGTGCCTGGTATGATAAGGACGAAACCATGGTATCAAATCAATGAAGGTTTCGGGTTGGAAGTGTATGTAACTACTCTCCCTGTATTCTTGCTTCACAGTGCCTTCCTTAATCCACTTCATTGGATCAGGATCGTACCACTTGGAGCAGTAGATGCCCCTTTGGAAAGCATACCCAGTGTAATGATACAGGTTAGGGAATGAAGGTGTGAGCAGAATCTCATCATCCTTAAACTCTTCCTTGTGATCCTTTAGGTATCTTGAATTATGTATGGACACATGGAACTCCTTTAGTGGAGTATGCCCATACCTTCGCGCGGCTAATTCAGCCTTAGCCTTTAACATATTATGCAATGGGAAATCCACATCAGGGCAGATTTCTACACACGCATACCTTCTACTTTTACGAACCAGCTTCATTTAGTTTAGCTGCTACTTCGCAGGAAGCTAGGTTACTGAAGATACAGTATGTACCATAGCCAGCATTGCCGACTACCCATACCTTTGACTTAACTTCACCCATGATGCAGTCCTCGATCGAGGTGACATACTTGGGATTGACCCATTGATTTTGGTTACCGATTTGTACAAGCATGACTTATCCTTTCTTACGAAAGCCAGCCTTGAGCATAGTAGACTCACGCTTAGTAAGGACCGGAGCGGGGACAGCACGGAAGCACGGAGTGCCATTGCCATGCACCCTTTGAATAGGTTGTCTCCATCCGAGTCCGTGATTTACATGGTCAATGATTGGTTGGTTGATCCATTTCATGTTATTGCGCCGAGTTTAACGGGCTGGCTCCGCCCGGTTGTTGTTGTGAATGAT